GCTTGTCGTAACTAGAGTAGTCGCCTGCAATGATTCTGTCTTTCCCATGTTTGCACAACCTCTTGTGAAGAACTTTCCAGGATATCGAATGTGGATTGATACCACAAGACACCTCGCCTGTATTGTTGTGCATACAGTGAGCAATGAAATTCAGAAAGTATTTCCTGGTCAGATAACTAAGGTCTAACGGTCCACAGTTGAAAACTCGTACTTTTCCAGTGTCAACTTTATCTGCAGGAAGACGCTCATCTTTCATGTTGTCTGTCCATATGAATGGAGGTATAATTCCGTTCATCATTGCTTCTTCCTTTTCCTCTATCACCTTCCTGATTTCAGATTTTAGCGAAAATATGCCTTCAGAAGTTTCATTGAAGAAACCATGTTTCTTTCCTCTTTTGTCACTGAAATACAAAGGATGTTTTGTATAAGGATAGCCTGGTGATGTCTTTGGATTCATCCTACTCAAGAAAGGATCTCCTGGAATACCATTGAGATTTTCATCTTCAGTCAGCACTTTTCTTAGCATATGCTTGTACGGAGAATCCATCCCAAGAATTGTGTCAGAATAATCAAGATAAGCATTGTGCAAGACATCAGCCTCAAAAGGTGTCGATGGCACAAATTGCTTTCTGATAGCAATCTTGAGTGGATCAATTATCTTCCCATCTTTCTCGAAGATTTCAAGTTTCGCAGGTTTCGTTTTTGGTAGCCAATCCAACTCTCCATTATACGGGGTAATGCGTATCTTAGTTGCATTTGGATTTCTCGACTGATCCTTTGCAGAAATTTCACCTAAATAGTCAATGTCATCATCAAGATTTACTTGGGAACATCCTGCATACATCATATCTCCATTGACCACCTGCGGTCGACAATCTTTCAATTTCGCAATTCTCTTGAGTATGTACTCTCGAGTAAGAGAATTAGAAAACCCTATGCCAGGTTTTCCAGATATATGGAAACCCAGAATACTTGCACTGTTATTGGAATGCAAGCATATTGGCGATCCACAATCACCAGGCATAGTTTCAGC